AGATTAATATTGAGTAGTAGATTTGGTGAATCATTACATTTTTCAAAAGAAAGATATGGAATTGTAACAGATAGTGAATATACGGTTGATGCGCATGATCAGATTGTAATGACCACAAATAACAAAACAGTATTTAATAGTCCTGCTATTTATTTGGGTCAATATGGACAAACAAATGAACCAGTATTATTAGGTCAAACTACTGTAGATTGGTTATATGATTTGTGTAATTGGTTATTAGATCACGTACATTGGTACAATCATACGCATCCAAAAACAGGAGGACCAAATCCAGATAAAACTCAAGAAACTGTTCAAGATAAACAATTAAAGTTTTTAAGAGACAATCTTGATAAATTGATGAGTAGAAGAGTATTTGTTACAGGTGGTGGTTATGCTCCAGGAGTAGATGGAGTTACTCCAGAAGGATTTAAGAATGCAACTGAACCAGTATCTGTTAATATAGTATCGGGTGAAGGTTTGCCAGGAGAATTTAAAGGTAAGTTAAGAAGAGAAGGACCAGTAGAAGTTCAATTTGAACAAGTATGATAAACAAACTTAAATCATTTAAAGATATTGATCCAGCATTACCTGGACCGCCTACAGAAGCGTCAAATGGATTAAAATTTGCAATTGCAAAAAAATCGGATATAGCATCAAGTATACCAAAACCTTCAATTCCTGCAATTCCATCTGTTCCACCATTACCTAGTGTTCCATCAGTTCCTAATGTATCTACACCAAGTTTACCTAACATATCTGGTATAAGTACACCATCAGTTCCGCCATTACCTAGTGTTCCGAATGTACCTTCAGTTGGTATACCAAAAGTATCTGCTCCAAATTTTAGTCCACAACATTTTAGTCCTGGCAAAATTGCAGGAAAAAGTGTTGACAGATTAACTGGTGCAGTAAAATCTGTTGGAAGTGCAGCTAGTAAGGTTGTTAGTAAATTGGGAGGTGGTATTGGTGGAGGAGTTGGAGGTGCATTAAACGGAGCATCAGGTGGTGCGATAGGTGGAGCAGTAGGAGGTGCTGTTTCGGGTGGTGTAGCTGGTGCAGTAGGAGGTGGTATTGGTGGAGGATTAGGTGCTGGTATCGGCAGTAAACTTGGTGGAGGATTAGGTGCTGGTATTGGTGGGGCTGTAGGTGCGATTGGTGGAATTGCATTGGCTAAGAAGATAAAATCTGGTATTGGAAAACGAATTAAAACGGTAAAAATACCTAAACCACCTACGACAGAACAAATAAATAACAAAATAAATAATACAATCCCAAAAATTTAATGATAATTATATAGTGTATGAAAAGTAATGAATTAAAAGAAATAATCAGAACAGTAATTAAAGAAGAATTGGATAAAACATTACCTACATTAATTCCAAAGGTATTGACTGAAATTCTTTCTGGAAAACAATCTAATGTGATTCAATCAAATCAGATTAATAAAACTCCAGTTCAAGAATCAGTTCAAAAACCAAAAGAAGTTAAGAAATATTCAAGCAATCCAGTTTTAAATGAAATTTTGAATCAAACCGTTGTAAAAATACCAAATGAAGGTTCGATGGCTGGACTTGATTCTAATTTTAAATCACAAGCATTTGCGGGTATGCAAATAAACGAAACTGTAGAAACACCACAACCAGTTGCGCCAGTAACTGAAGAACAAGGTAAAGTAATGAATGTTCTTAACAGAGATTTTAGAAGTTTAATGAAAGCGGTAGATAAAAAGAAACAATCCGGTTCTATAGGTTCTGGAATGGTATCAATGGGATAATATGAATCCGATAGGACTTACATTGCCACTACAAATTGGTAGAAATGGATATTTTGAACAAAGTTATGATACTTTGACTCAAGTAAAAGCCAATATTACTAATTTGTTAAGAACAAAAAAGGGTGAAAGACGAATGAATCCCAATTTTGGTTCTGGTTTACAAGAATATCTATTTGAACAAAATATTATAGATTCTCCTGATATAGTCAAACAAATTATTACGGATGAAATCAATAATTATGTTCCGGGTGTAACTGTAAATAAAGTGGATATTGGTATATCAAATCAAGAAAAAAATGAACTTACAGATAGTTATATATTATATATAAAAATACAATTTACGGTTAACAATCAAACAGATACACTTAATTTGACAGTTAATCAAAATAATATATAATTATGGCAGATACTATACAAAAGTCTTTTAATGGTTCCCGAAGAGAAATTAAATATCTCAATAGGGACTTTTCTTCTTTCAAATCATCTTTGATCGAATATTCAAAGACATATTTTCCAAGAACATACAAAGATTTTAGTGATGCATCTCCTGGTATGATGTTTATTGAAATGGCATCTTATATTGGCGATGTTCTTTCATATTATACAGATTATCAATTTAAAGAAAGTTTAATGCCATATGCAGAAGAAAGAAAGAATGTTCTTGCATTAGCAAACTATCTTGGATATAAAACAAAACCAACTAAATCTGCTACTACAAACATTGATTTATATCAATTAATACCTGCTACTAAAGATTCTAATAACAATTATATTCCAGACAACAATTATGCTCTTAAAATAAGAGAATATATGGAAGTGTCAAATGAAAGTGGTGTGAGTTTTATAACGACTGATCCTGTTGATTTTTCTCTTGATAGTAAATTTTCTCCTAGAGAAGTAACTGTTTACTCAAGAGATGATTATGGAGTACCACAATTTTTCTTATTGAAGAAGTCAACAAAAGTTATTGCTGGAAAAATTACAACCGCATCATTTACTGTGGGTACATCAGTTCCATTTTATAAAATATCATTATCTGAAAATAATGTTATTGATATAATAGATGTAAAAGATAGTGATAACAATAGATGGTATGAAGTTGATTATTTAGCACAAGATTTAGTATTCACTGAAACTGAAAACACGGAATTTACTAATGATAGTTATGTTCAATATTCATCTGAAGTTCCTAAGTTAATTAAAAGTTTTAAAACATCAAGAAAGTTTGTTGTAAATGTTACAGCTAACAATACAACATATCTTGAGTTTGGTGCTGGTACAGATGCAACTTCTGATGAAGTAATATATCCAAATTCAGAATTAGTTGGGGTGGGATTACAAAATATCAGCAATTTGAATTTAAATTATGATACCAGCAAACTACTAAATTCAGAAACATTCGGACAATCTCCTTCTAATACAGTATTGACCGTACAATATTTGATTGGTGGCGGTTTAGTATCTAATTCGCCATCTGATACAATTAAAAATATATCTTCTGTAACATATCTAAATGATACTACAGGATTAACACCATCCCAAAATTCACTATTAACTACTATAAAAAATTCATTGAGGATATCTAATCCAAATCCTGCAGTTGGTGGTCAAAATGAAGAAAGTGTGGAAGAAATAAGACAAAATGCTTTGGCTAATTTTGGTTCACAAAATAGAACAGTAACAGTAGATGATTATATTTCTAGAGTATATTCAATACCACCTAGATTTGGTTCTATTGCAAAAGTAATGGTGATACCAAATTCGGATTTGTCTATTTCAACCAATCAAACATTATTAAGTGGATTTGTAAATAATGATAATGAAACAACATTAATTAATAATAGTCTAGAAAATAACTTTAGAAAAGTAAATTTTGATGTATCAAATCCATTTAGTTTAAATTTATATGTTTTGAGCTACAATTCAAACAAAAATTTGACTCAAATTAACGACGCTTTAGTTTATAATATCAGACAATATCTACAAAAATATAAGATCATTTCAGATAGTATTAATATAATAGATGGATATATTATTAATATTGGTGTAGATTTTAAAATTTTAGTTTATAATAATTTTAATAAAAAAGAAGTTTTAGATCAATGTCTCCAAAAAGCTAAAGATTTCTTTAATGTTGATAAATGGTATTTTAATCAACCAATTAATATAAATCAATTTGAATTGGAATTGGCTAAAATTGAAGGTGTACAATCTGTTGCCGAAGTAAAATTTAAAAATCTTACACAAAATGATGGAGATTATTCACCGCATGAATATAATTTGTCCGAAGCAACTCATAATAAGATTATATATCCATCATTAGATCCGTCCGTATTTGAAGTAAAATATCCAGATAATGATATCAGAGGTGCAGTAATTTAATAAATTTATCATTAAAAGTCTTATAAATTTCATACTTATATTTATATAATAGAGTATGCACACATTTATATTTCCAAAACAAGACACATTCATAACTAATGAAACTGGTTATGCCGATAAAAATTTTGGAATTGACGAAATTTTAGAATTAAAAGCACAAAATCAATTAGTAAGTAATGTAACTTTTTACAGTTCAGCAAGTCTTTCTGGTAGTTACTCAACTTTTGATGTATTGAATTACACAGGAAGTATTTCTGGAAGTTATATATCAGGAGCCGCAGAATCCTCAAACATATATGGCAGTGGATCATCACAATTCAGATCAACTAATTATAATGGATATGTATCGGGAACATATGGTGCAGGTATACCAATAACATCAAGTTTAACTAATTATAATGGTCCAGTAACAGGTAGTATTAGTGGAAGTATAGTAGGATCTTTCACTGGTTCAATTTTCTTTGCTAGTGGATCTTTAACTAATTTTGATGGTTGTATAAATGGAACATTACAAGGTACACAAAGCGTATATGATCCAATTACAAATTTTACAAATGATCCCGAATTTAGTAGAATTTTGATTCAATTCGATTTAACTTCGATTTCAAGTTCTCTTTTGTCGGGAGATATAAATAATGGATCTAAATTTTTCTTAAAATTAAAAGCATCTTCTACAAGTGAAGTGCCATTGGATTATAAAATATATGCATATCCAGTTAGCAAGAGTTGGGATATGGGTACAGGAAGATATGATACTGAAGGATTAGGTAGTTTTGGTGCTAGTTGGTATTATAATACTACACAGAATACATCCAGTTTATGGTACAGTCCAACCGCATCTTCAGTTACATATAATTTCAGTGATTATTTATTGACATCAAGTTTGGGATCATCTTCATTCCAAAATGGTGGAGCTACTTGGTTTTATAATGTACCTTCAACATATTCGCAACCAACATCAAATACATCATCATCTTTTTATAACACTTTAAGTTCGTCTGTTTATATATCTTCGTTTTGTTCGTCGTCATTAAGTGGCAGTTCATTAATATGTTCACAATCATATTCTTATAGTACTTCCGATATTTATATGGATGTTACGCCAATTGTTAAAGGTTGGATATGTGGATGTGTACCAAATAACGGATTTATTTTAATTAGTTCACTTGAATTGATTCAATCAAATGATATAAATTCTAGTATTAGATTCTTTAGTAAGGAAACAAATACAATTTATCAACCATATTTGGATGTAAAATGGGATGATAGT